CAAGATCGTTGCGGATCATGCCTTCCACATCGATCGAGGACTGCAGCAGCAGACGGCGGCTGTAATCCACGAACGCGCCCACGGTCTTGGGCGTCATGCTCACCTGATCGATGGCCTGCTGGCTTTCGGTCGGCGAACCGTTTTCACCCACCCAGTAGGCAGTAGCAGCAGAGGTCTGACGGGGGATGCTGATGTTGCCCTGCAGGCCGGTCAGCATGGTCACGCCAGCCTGAGCCAGTGCCAGACGGTTGCGCAGCAGATCAATGAAGCTACCGGCGAGCAGCTCATCAGCAACAAGGTTGCCGCCAGCGGTAGGAGTACCCACCACCAGATCACGACGCAGCACCTCGTTCGGGATCACGATGCCGTTAGAGGAGCGCTCATACTTTTGAGCAGCAGCCTTGCCGACTTCGATCTCGAACTCAGCAGCGCGACGTGCAGACGCATCGCTGGGGTTAGCGAGATAGTTCAGCGCACGAGCGAAGCTGAACGAACGGGTCTCCTTGTCGGAGAGGCCGACATCGTTAGAGGTGATGTCAGCAGAGCGGATGACTTGTTCCACAGGTTGCGAGCCGAGTTTTTCAAGGACGGCAGCACGAGCTTCATCAATGGTGCGACCACCGTCGATCAGTTCGCGAGCCAGGTCTTGCATCTGGTGCTTTTCGCCCAGTGCATTGATGGCGGCGATACGGGTACGCTCGGCCTCAACGGCCTCGGACCGGATCACCTCCAGATCTGGAGTGTTTTCCATTTCAGGTTCAGGTGTTGGTGATGCGGCTGGGGCCGCTTGAACAACGGTCTCATCTGTAAGAGACCTGCCAATCCCAATCGTAGGATCAGCAGGTATAGAGACCACACTGACTTCGTAAGGCGACCATCTGGTAGCTACGAAGTCATCGCCTCGCTCTTCCATCTTGTCGATGGAATATCCGAAGCTGATGCCGCGCAAAATATTATCGCGGACATCATCCAGCACTTCCTGCGCAAATTTGTTGCGCGAGAAGCGCACCTTGACGTAGCCGCGCTTCTTCTCGCCATCAACCCAAGCGCGCTCTACAACGCCAACAACACGATCAGGATCGTGGTTGAACAGAAGCGGTGCGCCATCATTCAGGCGGCTCAGGTTCGCAGCCTCACCTTCATGGCTCAGCACCTCGTTGCCGAAGTACCGCACTACCGGATACTCAGAGCTGAACGGGAACTCAAAGCTCCGCTCTTCCTCCAGCGCACGAAATGAGGTGACTTCCGACCGCTGGAACTTGCCGCCCTCAGTAGCGCGGATTGGGTCAATCTTGCTCAGCGTGCTGAAGCGATGCCCAACCATCGTGTCAGTCGCCTCGCCATCGCGATACAGGCGAATCAATGCCGCTGGATCCTCCTCGCTTGCGTTGATCGTGAAGCTGGTTCCCGGCACGTCAAGCGACCCTTCCCGCAACACACGCTCAATGCGACCGCGTGCGCGACCGCCGGAGCTATCCCACGAAACAAAATCACCCTTTTTCAGCGCATCAGGTGCTGCGCGCTCTTCAGTCACAGTTTCGACCTCAATTTCTTCCACTTTAGAACGGTCGCCTGTTGCCTCTTCAAATTCAAGCGGCTCATAGTCACGCTCGCTAAGCCATGCGCGCGCTTCAGCAGCGGTGAACTCGTCTAGCCGAAAACGAATTGCTTGCAGCTCAGCGCCGTCTTCGCCCTCTTTGATGCCAAAGATGAAGTCAACGCCCTTGCCGCCTTCATCATTACGACGACGGAAGCGGTCGTACTGCCCAGGATCACGCAGTCTTGCTGCATGCTCATTCGGATAGGGACGACTAGCGTCACCCTCCGGCATCATTTCGCGATCAGTGTCCATACGAGCCACAAGTGCATCACTCCATGTTTTACCCGGATCACCTCCCCAAGCTGCCCATGCAACCCTGCCAGGTGATGGATATCCTTCTTCGCCTGGGCTGAAACCCTCTGCCTGCTTATCCACTTCATGCCGCGCAAACCATGCACTCATCGTGCGGATGGTTTCATCGCTTAGCTCATCGCCACCAAGGATCTGACTGGCCCTGCGAGCAGCAACATCAGTGCCGCCCTTTCGTCCTTCCTCTTTCCAGGCGCGATAACGCCGCGCCTCCTCTTTCATCCCATCAGTTGGTTTAGCGCCCATCAGCCTTCCTCCTGCGGCAACGGTTGATCAGCCGGCAACATCGGCTGCTCAATAATGTCCCGATCAAGCTCTACGCCCAACCGCTCAGCTGCCGTCTGCTCCCGCGCAAGCTCAGCCAAGTTCTCATCAAAATCACCGCCAAGCTTCGCCACAATCTGCGCCTTGGTCATGTAACCCGCCTGCTCCATCTCCCGATAAGCCTTCACCTCCTTCAACGGATCAACCCAATCCCATCCGCGCGCCATCCAACGCGGCGTGTCATAACGCTCAGGGCGCGCTTCAAAATCATTGAACGGCAGCTCACCCGACAGCACCGCCAGTGACAACCACTCGCGGAACACGCGCATATGGAAATGCTCGATCAGGTACGCCTGCACCACCTTCCAGTGCTCGCGATCTTCAAGCAAACTCAGGCGGCTGCTTGAATAGTTCGTGTCGCTGAAGTCACGGCTCAGCGTCTCATACGAACAACCGAAACCACTCGCGAACCTGCGCACCTTATTGCGCACGAACATCTCAAACTGTTGATCCGGCGAATCAATATTTGGCACCGTGACGTCCTCGCCCGGCATCAAATACTTGAACATGCCCGGCTCAAACTCGCTGATGCGACGTTCATTCTCAACGTCATCAGCAGTAATTTCGCCCTCCTGATTGGTAATAAAGCCCATAATCGACGCGCCAGCGCGCGCTCGAATCACAGCAGCTTCCTCATACCCCTGAAGCTGATGCGCGTCCGCCATCACAGAATGGAACCACGGCACGCCACGATGCTGTTGCGGCCTTTCAGGAATAAACAAATGAATGACATCTTCCGCAAGCAGGAAGACATGCTTTTCGTTTCGCTGCGGCGCATTCTGGAACCAATAGTCACCTGGATGGCGCGCGAGGAAGGCGTACCGCACCGGGCGACCCCATTCATCAATCTCCACGCCAAGCCTCCATTCGTTCCCTTGGGCGAGGGTTGGGCCTTGATACTCCTCATCCAGGTAATCAGCCTCAAGCATCTGGAGCGCAAGTGGCACCTTCCCGCCACCAAACGGCCGGCGGATAATCCTGAATAGCGCCTCACCAGACTCCGGTAGCGCACCAATCGCCAACCACTCCATCATGTGGAAGCTATGGCGACCAGAAACATCACAATGCTGCGCGCGGCACCATGACGCCCACTTCTGCTCAATCAACGTATTGGTGCGCTCATCACGGCGGTTGCCGCGCAGCAGCGTCACCTGCGACTGAAGCTTGATGCCACTGCCGACAACATTGACTTGCGTTGTCCGCTTTGCCTGCTTGGCATAGGGATTGTTCCGCACCATCTCGCGGCTGCGGTCACGCAGCTTCCGCAAGCTCGTGCGAATCTCAGCGTCCGCACTCGCCTGCGTCGCCATCCAGTCGCTAGTCAGGCGGCTGATCATGGCGCCCGCATAATTGCGGCGCCTTACCGGTGGCAATGCCTTAGGAATCGGCTGAAGGCCAAACCGACGCAGGATTTCAGTACGGATGCCCATCAGCCTTGGTTGAAGCGGATAAACAGATTGTTCGGATCACCAAGACCCGATGCAATGATCTTCGCCTTATTCTCGCGTGCCACCACAGCCTTCAATCGCGACTCAAGCGCAATCAAATCTGTTAGGTCATACCGCTTCAGCGATCGATTGCCAATCCGGTATTCCTGCGTCGCGCCGCCCGTCATCAACGAGCGGATCGCCGCCTGCACAGCATCAAGATCCTTTTGCGCTTGCGAGCGACCATCAAACGCAGCAGGCGTGCCCGAATACGCCAGCGAAGCCTGAACCTCGATCTGGCCTCGGCTGTACTCGCTAACCGCACCATCACTGACCGCAGTCAGCAATGCTTGGAAATACCAGTTCGGGCTGGCATCCATCCCAGCGCTTGTCGCAGCCGGAATCGTCACCTTCCAACCGCTCTCGTAAGCAACGCCACTCACTGTGACGCCCTCGCCCGCAGTATTCAGCCTGAAATAATACGTAAGATTATGCGTGACATTTGTCACCGCATTGCCGAAGATATCCGTGGTCGCGGCATCGGTCCACACCACGTCCACTCCGGCTGTCATGGACGGGGGGATTGCCATTCGACCTCTAACTTCTGGCTTCTTGGTACTTTAGCGCCGTCACTCACCACTGCTTCACGAAACTCCGCTTCGGTGTCGCCGCCACACGCGCACGCTTTGGCTTCTCCTCGTTGCGCCGCTCAAGCTGATCCCAAATCGTCCTCCTGTCCATCTTCTGGTACAAACGATGCAATGCCGCATACGCATAATTCATCTCGTCCAGTGCTTCGTTGGGTGCTTGGCTCTTTTTGACCCAAATGCGCTCGGGGTAGCCGTTTCTAAACCGCAGTATCTGCTTCTCCGCTGTC